AGCTCGTCGCAGATGTCGTGGAGGGGTCTGACGGCGTTCGCCTTGGGTGTTCCGTCGGCGCGCAGCTGGCTCGGGTCGTCTGTCGTCTCTCCCGGCTGCAGCAGGACGGTGTGGTTGTTGCTCAGCATCACCTGGATGCCGACCACGAAGTCCATCTGCTGCCAGCGCAGGTGGTCGCTGGTGCAGTAGGCGATGTTGGTCTCGGTGGCTGCCAGGCGGCGTGCGTTCTTGTAGCTGCTGCGGTAGACGCCCTGTCCGGGGTGGAAGTCGGCGGCTGCCTGGGAGAGCTGCAGCAGCCCTCTCTCGTCCCGCACCCTACGGAACAGCTTGTCCGGGTACTGCAGGAACTCCTTCAGCTCGCGTGCCATGGCTGGCGCGTCCTTTCCCGAGCGGATGCCGCAGTCCAGCCCCATCTCGATCTCGTTCTTGAAGGCGTTGGTGTATTTCCACACCCTGTCCGACAGGTTCAGCCCCGCTGTCTTGCGCTGCAGGAATGCCTCGAGGGCTGCGCCGTTGGTGGAGAAGTACTTCCGGTACTGCTCGTCCGTGAGCTTCCCCACGTTGTCCCCGAAGAGGCGGTGGCATAGCGCGTTGTTCTTGTTGTTGGCAAGCGTCCAGGATGAGCGCACGCCGTTGGCTATGCAGGTCTCCGTGGTCTCCTGGAGCGCGTTCATGAGCCTGTCTACCTGCTTCTTCGTCTCCGGGTAGTCGGCGAAGGAGAACATGCGGTCGGGGTTGACGTTCTTGATGGACACGCCGATGCGTGCCGCCTCCTCCGTCGCTTTCTTGAAGATGCGGTCTATGCGTGTGCCCATCGCCGCCATGTTGCGAAGGTGGGTCTTGTCGTAGTCTGTGGGTTTTGGCATGGTCTTGTAGGTTTATTGTCGTTGCTTGAATCGTTCGCACGCCGGGTCGGAGAGAAACCGGCTCCACTTGCCGTACTCCGTATCCTTGTCCAGTGGGCATCGGCACAGGATCATGTGCCCGTCCAGGGCTGGGCTGTGCCAGTCGTAGGCATGGGCGCAGTCGCGGCATCGCAGGTCCGGTTTCCCTTCCGTCTCCTTCTTCGGTGTGGTCTTGGCTCTCTTCATGGCGGTCATTCATCGATCAGTCCGAAGTCCTGCATCTTGGAGTCCTCGTTGATCTCCTGGAGGGTCTTGTCCGGATCGTCGCTCCAGCCCAGGCGCTCGATGCTCTCCCGGTGTGACAGCAGGGGCTTGTTGCCGTTGGCTGCCAGCAGGTTGTTCACGGTCTCCTGGTCGTCGGTGATGCTGAAGGGGGTTATCTTGGTCTCCACGCTGACGGTGTCGATATCGGCGTGCCATTCCGCCCCCAGCATGAGCTTGAGAAAGGCTTTCACCACGTTCACCTCGCGGTCGAAGAACTCCTGCAGGGGTCCGCTCTCTCCCGTCACCTTCAGCTTGGCGTCGATGAAGAGCTGCTTCCGGCTCTCTCCGGAGAGGGCTTGCTGGCTCATCTTCTCGTAGCTCCAGTCCGGAAGCTGCAGCTGCGTGAAATAGAGGTTGCGCAGTTCCTCGATGTGGAACTTGAGGCTGTCTGTCGCCTGCTGCCAGGTCACGTACTCGCATGTCGATCCCTCCGGGAACTGCATCACGGCGAGCCCCTCAGCGTTCGGTCCCTTCTCGTCTCCGTAGGCGATGATTTTGTTTGAATGTACCACGAAGCGGGGCTTGCTGTTGTCGCGCAGGTAGTTTCCGTTGCGGCTCAGCGCCCACTCCATCTCGTAGACGTTATTGCTCGTGTCCTCCCAGATGGGCTTCTCGCGGTAGGCGTAGACGCCGGGGATTTTAAGGAGCGTGATGTTCTCGTCCTCCAGCACCTTCCAGGTCCCTTCCTGGTTGCTCCATTTGATGTGTCGGTTCTCGGTGTAGGTGTCGAAGTAATGCACGCTGCTGCGTCCTACGGTGCGTCTGTAGCCGATGCTCATGGCTACCATGTCGCCGTATTCGTCGAAGTAGGGGTACAGCTCGTCGCCTGTCATGGGCGTGAAGGTGCGGCATCTCACCTTCATGGGGCTTTTGAAGCCGTAGATCTCGGTGGGCTGGTCCACTCCGTACCAGAGGGTGAAAATCTCGCAGCAGGCGAAGAACTGCTGCACGCGCTTGGTGTTCACGCTGTTGATGCGGTTGCGCGAGAAGATTTCCTCCAGGTACATCGCCACCTGCTTCTGCCTGTCGTTCTTGGGCTTGTAGATGCGCTTGACGGGGATTCCGCAGACCAGGTCGCGCATGCGGTTGGCTGCGAGCTTCTGGAAGTTCAGCGATACGCGCGTCACCTTCACCACGCGGTTCTCGTTGATGATGTCCGGGTAGATGGCGTGGTCCATGACCGGGTGTTGGGATGGCAGGTATTCCGCCATCAGCCCGTGTTCGCCGTCCCATGCGGGGACGTAGACGGTCTTTTCCTGGAGCGCGGCTATCTTGTCGTACTCCGTGCCTGTGGTGGCATTCAGGATGTCATTGATACTTTTCGGCATTTTTCTCTGTATTAAGGGGTTTGTTAAACAAGCCGTCCGAGTCTCCGGAGGTCTATCCTTCGGTTCGGCTCGACCGGGTAAAATGTGTTAGCCAGCGCGTCCCAGCTGTCCGGGCTGCGCCCTATGCGTTTCTTGATGTCCTCCTTCGGTTCGATGTAGATGCGCCCGTCGCTCATGAAGGACCAGCGTATCTCCGTCGCCTCTTCCAGGAGCTTGTCGTCGGGAGGCAGCATGGCGCCCGTGTTGTTCCTCGGGTTGAGCCAGTCGCGGACGCACCAGAACAGGTACGCCCTCATGTTCCGGAAGGTGTACTGTCCGGTGATGTCGGTGAGCCAGCTGTCGTCCTTCTTGCCGCTCTCGGAATATTTGCAGGAGACGATCATGTCCGGATCGCTGTCCGTCTCCTGGCACCTGCTGAAGACGCCGGCTCCTTCGCCGATGGTGTCAATCATCACGAACATGTCCGGATGATGGTTGCGTCGGTCCGTCACCATGCCAGCCAGGCGCATGTGGTCCGCCCTGCCTCCGGAGTTATGCCTGTCGAAGGGTGAGCACCAGGCTCCCTGCCGTTCCACGAAGCAGGAGCAGTCGCGTCCCATGCCAGCCACGTCCACGCCCATCATGCGCTGCTCGTGGTTGATCGGCTCGCGTCCTCCCGCCTCCTTCCACCGCTGGTTCGCCAGCTCTATCCACTGCTGCGGGATGAGCACGTCGTCCGCCACCTTGGGGAACTTGCCCAGCACCTTCTTCCGGAACAGGTCCTCCGGTCGGTACCACTGTCCCTCAAAGCAGAAGTCATCCAGCTCCTCCTGGCGGTCTTCCTCCTGGATCCGCTCACACCAGTTCTCCAGCTTGTCCTGGATCCATGCGTAGTCCACCTGTCCGGGGATGACGATGCGGTGCTGCAGGATGTTGGGTGCGGTGAGCGAGTTCAGCCGGAACTTCCGCCAGCGCTCCCCCTTCTGGCTGCGTGCCGCGTATCCTACGGTGGTGTTCGGGTTGAAGACGAGCAGGATGCGGCTGTCGCCCTGCAGGTTTCCCTCGATGGCGTCGAAGGTGTTGTCCGAGATGCCGGACGCCTCCGTCACCACGAACATCGTGTGCACGGCGTGGAATCCGGACCACGCCTCGTGGTTGTTCTCGTCCGCCTTGAATCCGGTCAAGAACCATTCCTCGTTGGCGGTGCGGATGTCGTAGGCGGTCAGTCGTCCGCCGGGGATCAGCTCTCCGCACCTTCTTTTGGCTCGGTTGTAGATGCGGGCGATTTCCGGCATCATGATGTTCTTGACCTGGCGGTCGGTGGGTGCGGTGAGCGCCACCTTCGTGTTTTCCTCCAGCTCCAGGCTGGCGTTCCATCGTGCGGTGAGCACCAGGAAGCAGATGGCGCAGACGGCAGCCACGAAGTCCTTCCCGCGTGCTGTTCCGGAAACGACGGATGTGCGCGGGTTGACCTGGACGCTGCGCAGGATCTCCTCCTGCTCCCTGTCCAGCTTCACGCCGAGCACCTCGCGGGCGAAAAGGCACCAGTCCTTGCGGTACTCGTTGATGCGTGCCTTTCCCCGCTGCTTTATCGCCATCTGTTTCTTGGATATTGTTGCCATGGTCTAAAATTGCGTTATTTCACTCAGATTTGCCTTCTCTCGCGTTTTCTCCTTCCGTTCGTGCGGTTCTTCCACCCCGAAGAAGAAAAGGGCACACGCGGCTTTATTCCGCGTCGTCCCCTATCTCGTCCACGATACGTGCCTCCTCCTCGCTCTCCACGATGCCGCTTTCCATCAGCATGCTGGCGAAGGACATCTCTCCGGAGATTTCCTTCTTGTCCGGCGCGTAGAGTCCGAGCAGGCGTCTGCGTTCCTGCAGCTGCTGCCGGATCTCGACGATGTAGGCTACGTTGCCCAGTCCCGGACGGCTGCTCTCCTTGTTCTCGACGCTGGTCACGCGGCTGCTCACCTTGTTGTCGGAGCCGTATACGGGCGTTCCCTTGCGCTTGTTCTCGGTAATCACGCCGTCCTGCTTGCTCTTCTCCCACTGCTCCCAAAGTTCCCGGCACGCCTCATCGATGCGCTCCAGTTCCAGCTGCAGGGCGTCGTCCATGTTGTCCAGGCGGCTCTGCCGCCATTCGTCCAGCAGGGTCTGTATGTCGCGCTGCACGGTCTGGGTGGAGTAGGTGTCCAGGTTAAGCCGCTTCATGACCTCCGCCCGGATCTGCCGGACGGTCATCTGCCGGAGGTAGAGCTTGGATACGATTTCGAGGCGCGCGATCCTTGCCTGGCGCCTTCTCTGAACCTGCATGTTACTCATGGTCCCCGTCCTCCTCTCCGGTGTCGGTCTTGCTGTAGATGCATTCCGCCTCCTCTCCGGTGAGCTTCTCCCATCGGTCCAGGATGGCGTCGCAGTACTTGGGGTCAAACTCCATCGTGTAGCAGGTGCGCTTGGTCTGCTCGGCGGCGATGAGCGTGCTGCCGCTGCCTCCGAACAGGTCCAGCACCAGCTCCTCCTGGCGGCTGCTGTTCTTCATCAGCCTTGCCATGAGCCTTACCGGCTTCATGGTGGGGTGTATGTCGTTGTGTGTGGGCTTGTCCTCGTAGAGCACGGTGGAGGGCGTGTTGGGGTCGGTCAGCTTCAGCACGATCTGCAGCAGCTCGTCCTTCTTCAGTTTCTTGTAGTCGATGCCCGCGTCCTCGAAGACGGTTGCCTGGCTGCGGTCGTCGGTGAAGAAATGCGCCGCCCCGTCCTTCCATCCGTACAGGCACGGCTCGTGCTGCCACTGGTAGTCCTGCCTGCCCAGCACCAGGCTGTTCTTCACCCAGATGAGCGTCTCGCGGAGCGTGAATCCGGCATCCTTGAGCGCGCTCCGGAACTCCCAGCCCTTGCTGTCGGCGTGCCAGATGTAAAAGGCGGCTCCCGGCTTCATGGCTTTGTCTGCGTTCGTGAAGGCGTCCAGCAGGAAAGCCACAAAGGCTGCGTCCTCCATGTTGTCATTGGCGATGGTCATCTTGTCCTTCGTGCCGCCCTCGTAGTTCACGTTGTAGGGTGGGTCGGTGAGCAGCAGGTCCGCCTGCCGTCCGCCCATCAGCCTGGCTACGTCCGCGTCCTTGGTGGAGTCGCCGCACATGAGCCTGTGTCCTCCGAGCAGCCAGATGTCGCCCTCGTGGCAGCGCGTGGGCGCCTTGTCGGCGTCCTCGTCGGTGTATCCGTCCTCCTGGGCGTCCGGTTCCTCGCCTTGCTCCTCGAAGTCGTCCAGACCCCATTCCTGCAGAAGCCTGTTGTCCCACTGCACGTCATCCTGCAGGAGTTCCATGTCCCACTCTCCGTAGCCCACGTTGTCCTTGATGATGAACTCCTTCTTCTGCTCCTCGGTGAACTGGCTGGCACGGACTACGGTAATCGTGGGATCCGCCAGCCAGGCACGCCATCGGTCCATGAGCGCCTCGCGTTCTCCCTCCGTCTTGTCGGTGTACGTGCCGCTCTTCTCCAGGCTCTCCCGGATGGCAGCCTCATCCTTGGAGGCGATGGTTGTCAGCGCCCTGTAGCGCATGTTTCCGCCCAGGGCTGTGTTGGTGTCGTCGACCACGATGGGTCGCGCCTCCAGCATCTCCGGAAAGACCAGGATGCTGAGCACCAGCTTTTCGAACTGCTTCTCTGTGATGGTTCTTGGGTTCGCTGCGTTGGTCGAGACCTGCGTCAGCTTGAGTTTTTCTGTCTCCATAGCGTTTGTTTTTCTGTCTGCAAAGTTACTAAAGTTTTGGAAATGTTTGCAATATAAACACTTTTTTCCGCCTCAATCCTCGATTTTGTCGGAAAATCCGCCCTGGACGGCTTGTCTGAGCATGTCCATGGTGGCTTTGGTGAGCAGGGCGTCGGGTGTGGTGCGGAACACGCGCCAGCCCATGAGCGTGGCGGTGTTGTACTTCTCCATGTCGCCCAGGAATCCCTTCGGGGATGTGTGCCTTCCGCCTGTCCAGACGCCTCCTTCTACCTCCAGGGCTATCCGGTGCTCCGGCATGGCGTAGTCGAAGCGCCACATGCGCTGCGGGTGGAATCTGTACTCCTTGACGCACTCCTGGTGCAGGTCGGAGCGGCAGAGTACCGTGAAAAAGTCCGTTTGAGGCTGTTTTCGTGCCTTCTGCCGCGTTTTCTTTCGTTTCGCGGTCGTGTGCTTGTTTTCCATGTTTTCGTTGAAATTTGGGGCATTTCTGCCCGTTTTCGTATTAGCGACAAGGCAGGCAGGGCATCCGGTCGTCTCCTTCCGCCCTGTCTGCTTGTTGGTTTTTTAGGCTCTGGTTTTTCTCCGCTTCTCTCAGAAGGGGCAGTCCTCGGGAGGCGCCAGGATGTTTCCGGTCACCTCCATGCCTTCCGGCTCCTTGGGCTGGATGGGTCTGAGCCCGCCGAGGATGGGCTGCTCGTTGCGCTCCTCGTCGGTCATCGCCTCGCGCTGCTCCTTGGGGTAGTCGACCTTGATCAGGTGGGTCTGTTCGTACTTGGGGTTGTGCATCTCTATCGCCACGCTGTTCAAGTAGACTCCCTTCTGCCCGACGACCAGTCCGCTGTCGTCGAGGGGGATGCAGATGCAGCGCTTGGTTTTCTCGCGTCCCTGGATGTTGGTCACAAACGCCCCCTTCAGCTTAAGGAGGTCGTGTCTCATGCTGTAATTTGCCATGATGTTCTTCGTTTAAAGGGTTAATTCAATGTCGGATCCTGTCCGGGCGCCTTCTCCGTGCCCTGGTCCGGAATCTGTTCGTTGTAGATCTCGATGGCGGCGGCAATGAGCCCCACCAGGTTCTTGTGTGTCCGGAGCACGGACACGAAAGCGTCGATGAAGAGGTTCCTGGCTCCTCCCCCGGAAAGGGAAAGGCGGCACTCTCCGTGCTTTTCTTCCGCCATGAGGCAGAAGAGCGCCCGGCGTTCGGCATCCTTCCGGACCCACTTGTCGAGCTGTCTGTTCATTTCGGTGCGTTCCATGTAACTGGTTTTTAGTTGTTTGAATTATTTTTGTTTGCGGCTCCCGGTGTCCTGTCCCTCCTCTCAGAAGGGGCAGGTTTCCAGGGGCTGCAGATTGTCAAAGTCGATTTTCGCCGCCTCCTCCGCGTCCTTCTCCCTTTGCTTGGCTTCTTCCACGAGGTGGTTGCTGCTGTCCCACTGCGGCTCCCTGTCCTTTATGAAGGGCACGTAGCGTCCGTTCTCGAGGTTGTACTTGAAGGTTGCCTTGCCCAGCTTGCCGAGGTGTTTGAACTTGACCTTCTCGATGATCACGTCCACCGCGTCGTTCATCTTGTCGCGGTGTACCACGATGCCGAAGTCGGTCTTGTTGAAGAAGTGTGCGGATCCGCTGATGTCGTAGAGGGTGGGCGCTTCGATGATGCCGTCCTTGTTCTTGTGCTGCTTCGTGGGGTGTGCCATGAGGATCACCAGCACGTCCTGCGTCTGGGCAAAGATGGTCAGCTTGTCGAGTAACCGGCTGATGTACTCCGTCTCGTTCTGTCCGTAGTTCTCGTTCTCCAGTCGGTTGTACGGGTCGATGACCAGCACCTTGATGCCTTTCTTTCGGACGAGGCTCTTCGCCTTCTCCAGGATGGTGTCGATGCGGAAGTCCGATTTCGGGCTGATGAAGAAGAAGTTGTTCTCCAGGTGCTCCTTCACCTGCCTGTACTCCCCGAAGGTCAGCGTCCGCTGCGAGAACTTCTTTCCGGTGAACTTCTCGATGAGCTTGCTGGCGTGGTATGCCAGGGGCGCGTTCTCCGGCGAGAAATAGGCGAACCTCCAGCCGTAGCGGATGTTGAGGTGCTCGGCTATCTCGTCGATGAACTCCGATTTGCCGCTTCCCGGTATTCCGGTCACCACGCAGATGCGCTTGGTCTCGAAGCTGATGAGGCTGTCCAGGTTCTCAAATCCTACGGTGGCTCCCTTCTGCAGCCCGTGCTCAAAGATGGCGTCCAGGTCACTCTCAAAGTCGCTTACCGTGTAGATGCCCTCGATCTTGATTTCCGGTGCTTCCTCGATGCTCTTGAGCACCGCATCGCGTCCGTGCTTCATCAGCAGCTCGTTGGCGTCCTTGCAGTCTTCCCCGTAGTCGAGCACGCGGCATCTCTCCGCTCCGAAACGTCGCAGGAGTTCGTCTCGGAGCACGATGCCCTTTGTGTCGGTGTCGGCTGCGATGTAGATGGTTTCCTTGTCTTCGAAGTAGTCCTCTATGAAGTCGTCCAGGTACTCCAGGTTGGCGTTGGCTCCGTTTGGCACGCTGATCACGTCGTGCCTGCCGCATTCGTGGAAGGTCAGCGCGTCCATCTCCCCTTCGGTAATGATGCACTCCTTCTCGCCCTTGATGGCGTCGATGTTGTAGGGGATGAGTCGTGCGTCCTTGCACATCTTGAAGCACTTGTCCCCGGTGCGGAACTTCGTGTTTAAGAGTTCGCCTTCGAGGTAGTAGTTGAACTGCACTGTATTCGCCTCCCCGTTCTTCTGCGGCATCCATTCCTTGCCTTCTGTCACCTTCAGCGCCTGCAGGGTCTCCTGGCTTATCCCGCGGCTCTTGAACCAATCCAGCGCCCTTCGTTCCATGGGCTGGTGTGTCCTGGCTTGCGGCTTGCGGTATTCCGGCTTCTGCCGTCTGATCTGTGCCGGACGGAACCATGCCTGTTTTTCCATCCACTCCTGTTTCTCCTCGTCTGTGGTCACCACCGCGCATCCGGAAAAATTGCAGTAGTGGCACTTGAACATGCCCGTCTGCATGTTCACCGAGAGGCTCTTGTCCCGCTTGTCATGGCGCTGGTCGTGGCACTGCGGGCAAAATGTCTTTGCGTTCCGGGCGCTCCTGGATATGCCCGTCACGTCTATTCCGAATCGTTCGAAGTCAAGTTTTACCATCTCTCTGTTTCCTTTCGTTTGGTCCTTAAATCAAGTTCACCCAGCAATTGCTCTCCGGACTCCACCAATGTCCGGCGCTGGGTCTGGGTGGCGCGTCCTGTGGCACGATCACGTTGTTGGTCTCGGAGTATCTGCGGTTGCCGTCTTTATCCAGCCACTCTCCGACGCCCAATTTGGGCGTTTTGCGGGCTTCCTGCGGGATTTTCTTCGGGTACCCGTTCTCTTGCCTGTCCCGGCTCACCCAATTCCTTACAGCGGCTCTCCAGTCCTTCATGTGGTTCTTGCCCACCATCCACCCGTTGCTCTCGTAATAGTCCACAAAACGCTGTGCGTCCATATCGTAGCCCATCTGGGCGGCGTATTTTTCCACGTCTAAAGTGGTGGGGGCGGAAAAGCGCTTGGCGCTTTCTTTGTTTTCTTTTTTACCCCCTTTAGGGGTTTTTTCTTTATTTTTATTGTCCTCATCAGAGGACTCATGCTCATGCTCATGCTCATGCTCATGCTCATGCTCATGCTCATGCTCATAGTACAAATTATTCTTTTGTATACATTTGTATTCTTTTGAATCATTTGTATTCTCTTGAATATTCTTGTTTACATTTGTATCGTTTGTAATGGTGGCATTACTCTTGTTCTCCGCCTGCTGGTTCTGCTGCTCGCGGTACTTCTGCCATCTGCTGTTGATGGCTGCGCGTCGCTTCTCGCAGACGTTCTCGAACTTGGCTGTCATCTCGTCCACGTCCTTCTTCATGAACTTGAATGCCATCTTTGCTTCTCCGTTAAGGTCAGGCAGAGTTCCGTCCGTCGCGTAGGCGATGATGGCATCGTACACGGCGCACCTGTCTTCTGGCGTGAAATCCTCGAGGTTCTCCGCCCAGGAGACGAAAAATAGAAAAGTCTTTTTTCCTGCCATGGTAGTAGTTGTTAAAGGGTTGCGATAATTGATTGTCTGAGCCTTTCGGAGCTCTGGTTCCAGTCGAATGTCTTGATCATCCATTGCTTGTACTCGGTGGGGATGTCCTTGATGCGTTCTCCCTTGTACTTGCCAAATGGCATGATCTCCAGCAGGGGCTTCATGCGGCTGTCCACGATGCGCGTGTCCTCCCTGGTGAAATTGCCTATCTGGTCGATGGGGATCCCGCTGAGCAGCTTGCCTCCGGTCCCGAACATGCGCCACATGCCGCCCTTCTCAAAGACGATGTCCTCCACCCTCCCGAAGCGCTTCACGTTGCCACCGAGGTCGCAGATGAGGCAGTCCGTCTTCTCCGGGTCGATGCGCGTGCCTCGTCCGATGATCTGGTAGTAAAGGGCTATGCTGGCTGTGCTGATGCCCAGGATGATGCAGTCGATGCCCGTGAAGTCGAATCCGGTGCTCAGCACTCTCACGTTGAAGATAATCCTGGTCTCCCCGGTCTTGAACTTCCGGATGGTCTCGTCGCGTTCGCGCTTGTCTTGCTCGCCCCATATCGCCGCAGCTCCCGGCACCTGTGCCGCCAGCTCCACGGCGTCCTGTACGGTGGGCACGAAGACCAGCATGTGTCGGCGCTCCTTGCGTGCGGCGATAGCGCCCAGGATGAGGTTCCGTCCGCCGTTTGCCTCATAGCTCTGCTTCACGCTCTCCTCGGTGTACTCGCTCTTGCTGGTGTTGAACTTCAGCAGGGTGTCGTCGAAGTCGGCGACCTGGTACTGCAGCCTGCTCCAATAGCCCAGCCGCACCATCTCCTGCACCTGTCCCACGTGGATGATGTCCTTGTAAAACGTCCCCTCCTTGGAGCGGCTGGTCAGCATCACCAGCTTGCTGAATCGGTTCCCGTCGCGGTCCACGTTCGTCTGCAGCTTCACCGGCGTGGCGGTGATGCCCAGCACGTGCGTGATGCCGCTCTCCTTGAGGAACTTCCCCAGCATGCTCTTGCTGTTGCGCGGGTAAAGGTGCGCCTCGTCGATGAGCATCTTCCGGAAGCCGTTCCGCTTGAACTCATCCCCCAGGTCCTTGATGGAGCCTATCGTGGCATAGGTGATCTGCGCGATTTCCTTCCGGTTGAAGCTGGCGCTGTAAATGCCCGCCTTGGCTCCGAAGTCCCCGCAGAGGGCGAAGTACTTCCGGTAGTTCTGCTCCAGGAGCTCCTTGCTGGGCTGCAGCACGATGAGCCTGTCGTCGGTGCTCTTGGCGACGCAGGCTGTGAGGATGGACTTCCCCCATGCCGTCGGCAGCACGATGAGGCTCGGCTTCGGCTTCTTCTCCATGAAGAAATCAATCGCCTTGCGGATGGGTTCGCCCTGGTTTTCTCGTAATGTTATCATTTTTTCCTTGCGTTTAAGCCTCCGCCCGGGTTCCGGCTCCCTCTCTTGAGGAAGGGTCCCCGCGGCGGAGGTCTCTGTTAAACTTAAAGCACTATTCCTTCTCGGGCAATGGTTCAGCCTGCTGCGCCTTCTTCCGCTCCAGCTTCTTGGCGAGGTTGAGAGCCATGCGCTTCTTGTTGTACTCCTTTCCGGAGGCGTGTGCCGTGCCTCCGGTGGTCCTACGGTCGGCGGCGTATGCCTTGAGGTATTCCACCGCCCTGTCCCTGTCCTGGTTCGATATGCTAATCATTGTCCCTTGTATGTTTATTTCACCAAGAATCGGCGCGCTGCCTGGGTATCATGTACTGCTTGGCAATGTCCGGGTGTTCCGCCTGGAAGGTCTTGCTGTCAAAGGTCAATCCCGCCTTCGGAGCCTTCCAGGTGCAGATGGTGGATCCGCCGTAGCTCAAAGCCTCAGCGTCCCCGAATGCCATCTTGATCTTGCCTTCCAGCGCCTCCTTCTTCTCCTCCATCTCGTCGAGGCGTTCCTTCACCTCCTTCAGCTCCTGGTACTCCTCGAAGACCTCCTCGCTGCATTCCACAACCTTTCCGTCCGTGTGTCGTACGTACTTGAGCATGACGTCCTTGGGGTTGATGGCGTCGGGTTCCTTGCCGCCCAGGATATTGTCAATCCAAA